ACCTTCCACTCTACTGGCGCCCACCTGTCCTCATTGCAGCCACCCACCACGCTGTGTGCAGACGCAGCTACCGACAACTTGTCGTATGGTGTGTTGAAAACTACTGATAGGTGTTTAAAGATCTTGATGGTCAACAGGTCTATCTGTTCCGTCGCCTCAGGAGCCCGACGCTTCAGTTCCCCCATCCGCGTGACCGTAGCAGATACAGCGTCTAGTGCACGCACTGGCATTTGTGACTCAATTCGTGAGTGTACCGCAGTTGCACATGCCCGTGACAGATACTGGGACCCTAGTCCGTCTGACATCTCTATCTTGTGTTCCACTCTTAGAAACTCGCCTACCGACAGTATATTACACTTAGCAGGCTGGGCTCGAGCGTTGATTGCAGCCATCTTGTCATGCACATCTATTGCGGCCTTGACACTACGTATTGCTATTAGCACGTCATCACCGTTGTGTACAGAGTCAATTACGTCCGGATGTTCAAATACACCTGCTATATCCATATATACATAGTTAAGGACAGTATTTATGAATGTCGTTAGCCTTGAGCCAGATAGCAGAGTTCCGTTCGGCCTGTAAGGTCCATCTTGTAGCGGATACACCATGATGTCTGTATAACTATCTAGGATCCAATTCATCGCAGCGAGCTGCTCCTCGGACATCGCAGGTGAGAATACATCCCGATAGGCTTTAATTACAGCTATCATACTCGAGGTGGAGTGTTGAGCGTTGAAGTCGTCGAAGTCATAACAAAATGAGTCACATCCTTCTAACATCGTCTTCAGGCGCTTATGCACCCTACCTGCCTCAGCATCTTCTCCCACCGGGAACCTATGCTTTAACACCTCTTCACAGTTGAACATAGCGAAGTGTGCGACTGTCGCTGATGTTAGATCAACACCATAAATCGCTCTTTCCTTCCCCCATTCATACTTAGTAGATGCCCAGGCTCGTATAGCTGGCTTACGTGTGAACATCTGCTCGACGTGTTCTATCGGCATGCTGTTGAGCGTTACAAACTTAGTCCTGTATCGGTAGCTATCCCTGTTGATGTACTTCTCATCTGCCACATGCTGCGAATGCACACTACCTGCTGGCGACCACTCCCAGCGTGCCGCCGCAAAGTCATTCAGGCTCATGCGTTTGTACTTGAATCCATGGCGAACACCCATGTTAAAGACAGATACCGCCTTCGCATATACGGCCTCTGGCGCCACGTCAATCACATCAGGGTTCAACCTATGTTCTCTTTCCATTTGCCAGTTGACTGCACCATACCCTCGGTTGACTAACGTGTTTAACTCAAACAATTCGGTGAGGTCCAACATGTCCCTGGAGTGTAATGCTTTCATCTTGACAGATACATCCTTAAGCCTGTCCATGGTCGTACCTAGGTCATCTGTCCATAAGTAGGAGCTGAACGTAACTATCCTCGCCTGTGTCAAGCCAGCTACGACGACATATAACAATGCTGATGATGCGAAAGCCTCTGTTACTCCTTTCATTGCCTTTAGGTTTTCTATCATCGCTGCAAATAATTCTCGACGTGAAGGATCACGTCTGGCTATGTCCCATATCTCCTCGGGCCGAAGGTGCGTGTGGTGTTCCCCACTCACAGCAGCTCGGTCGAAAATGCCCGGCTCGACGTGCTTAATTTCGGACACGGTACGGGGGACTGTAGCAAAGAGACGGCGTATCATTTGTGCCTTGTTGTTCTTTGTAAAGTCATATCCATCAACCTGCGAATAAGCTGCAGACACAGCTTGGCGTATCTCTGGTGGTAAAGTGTCAACGTTTGTGTTTACGTCAAGGTAATACAACCTCACATCTCCTAAACGTTGGCTGTAAAGTCGCACAGACCCTTGACCCACGTTCAACATGGTTAGACCATACCAGGTGGAAGTATCGTACTCTACGTGCACCAGAACATGTGTAGCTTTTGATCTTGTCACTACAGACAAGTATGCACCTCCGACAGCAACAAACACAGGAATGAATTTGCTTGATGCTGCCCGTAGAGACCTCGGTGCTCTACGCCCACCATTATGAGTCCTAGCGGCTTTAGGCAGGGACGGGTCAACATTATATAAAGTGACCTCGTCACCCGGACTCGGACCTAAAGCCTGCATGCGGGGCGATTCTAGTCTCCGCCCACATCTTGTGCATCTTGTATCCCCGGCTCTGGCGGGATCACCCCAGCCTGAACACGTTCGACAAATTGAAAATCCGCCTCACGCCTGTCAATAAAGCCACGCAGTTGTCTTAAGTGCTGGCCGACCATTATGCGGACTGTTGCAGGTGAAGTAAGCCCCCCAGTCGCACCGTACTCACATATCATGTCGGCTTGTTCCCTCCGAGGGAGACTAACCATTTGGGAAGTTATCGAGAAATTGAAGTCAACCGTCCCCCGATAGAATTGGGCGTGTATGGGAGGGAGAGATATGAATCGGTTCTGCCGAGGCTCAAGTCCTGTTACGGTGATCGTTTCACCTAGATATTCATCTTTCACCATCAGAGGCCATGTCCAAGACGATTCATTAGGTGCATAGGGTCGTTTCCCATTTATTAACTGCATAGATGTGCTAATATTGATGTCATAGCCACATAGCCTACTTGCCCACGCCCAGTGCCACAACTGATACGGTGTAGCTTTCCAACCTAACCTGTTGCGCTCTAGCTTACTCGCGTCGATAGACCCCCTTAGAGTGAACGGTGTCACATCTTTGAACGGATTCAATGGTAACAACAAGGTGGGCACACCAGCGAACGGTGTTCTTTCGACGACTATGTACTGTACATCATGCTCTTCGACTATACCGTAGTTGGCTATGGCCCTTGCGTCTTGTGCAGTGACCCGAACGCGTCTCCCAGCGACTGGTCTGTCTAGTCGGTTGATGTGCGTGAATGCTATTCCTGACATACCACTCAAAGGTACTGGGTGTCTCAAAGCCTCTGATGCTGCGGCTGGCAGATACATCTGAGGGCTTACAAACATGGACTCTGTAGCGAATAGATCTGTCGGATTCTCTTCTACGTTATAGCGTAGTGATCTCACGGCGAGACCTGTTTGATACGCCTGTGCATATATGTTGGCTAGGAGCAATATTCTCTCTTGTTTCGCGTTCAACATCCGCCATTCTGCCAGCGCCCTATGCGATACAAATGCTTTCTCACCTTCGTTAAAAAATGGGTATCTGCCGCGTACAGCTTCGAATCGTGGTAATACTACCTGCAGCTCCTCATCAAGCCAAACATGTCCTTCAGCTGTCGCCGGTACCATCTGCGCCATCATAGAGACGATAACGTTTAGGGCGACTGAGAAACTACCATATAGACCATTATGCGCTACGTAGGATAGTAATGTTCGCCAAGACTCTCCTGATGTCAATGTTGGGGGCATTGGCTCGATATTGGGCCCCTCACCAATGAACTCAACAAGTCCTCCCACCTGCTGCGCCCTACGATACGCCACACCATCAACTAGCTTAGGTAACTCGAAATCTAACCTGTATCTAGTTGTTCTGTTCCATTTACCTAGCATTAATAATACAAACCTTGCTTCCTTCTCAGTTAAGCAAGACAAATCGATCATCTGCCCTCCTGTGGCTGGTATGTAATCGTTAGCGTGGTGGAAGTGTGGGATGTTGTCTTCTGCATTACCACAAGGCCACCTTAGCGTTGCGACTTCTTGAGGATAGTTTTCGGGGAAATAATCATTCCTATTAACACGAACATGCCCATCATCATAGCTGGGTAAATTACCATTCAATCCTGTACCTGCATTCCCTTCTTCTAGCCGTTTGAGCAGTGAGTACCTCAACATGTTGACTAGTAAACTAACTTGGTTATCATGCCAGTTCCAACGTTCCATTTGCGCTATATGTGCGCTTAGTACGTTATTCTGAAGTCCTCCATGAGACTTAAGGAATGACGCGATAGCATCCATGTTGACGGTAGCTTCTGGGGTCAAGAAATTCTTGTTTATGCCATCTAGATCAGATGGCCCTCCAGTCAACCGACCTGATGTCAGGCCGAGCCAGGTCATAGTCTGAGCCATTGACATGGCCCTGGACGACGGGAATCCATCGACTTTAACTTGCATATCACCACGTATTAACGTGTTGTAACAACCGTCTTTATTTTTGAGCTCCAT